CCCGGAGTACCGCGACGCCTGGATCAACTGGATGCGCGGCGGCCAGGTCGAGGAGTTCCGCGAGCTCATCACCACGGCAAGCTCGTCGGTCCTGATCCCGAAGCAGGTCGAGGAGACCATCTACAAGTACCTCAACACGGCCAGCATCGCCCGGACCGTGTGCGACTACCGCACGGTGGCCCGCGGCGACGCGACGCTGCGCTACAACGACCTCCAGCCGGGCGGCACGTCGGGCACCCACTACACCAACGCGTGGAGCCCGCAGGACACGGCAACCACGGCTGCCGTGGACATCGACCCGACTTTCACCGAGGTGTCCCTCAAGCCGCTCCCCATCCTCCCAAAGACCCAGGTGTCCGAGCAGCTCATCAAGAGCGCCAACTTCGACATCGAGGCCGAGGTCGTGGACAACCTCATGCGCCAGTTCTCGCGCATGACGGAAGCCGGCTACATGACGGGCGTGACGAACGGCCCGAGCAATGCGCTCTTTACCGTCCAGGCGTCGGCCACCCAGGTCACCACGGCGACCTCCACCGGCACGACCCGCGCACTCGCGGTCACCGCCGGTGCAACGGTTGCCAAGCTCATGGACATGCGTTACACGGCGCTCCCGGCGGCGTACTGGGGCTCCTCGGCGTGGATCCTGCCCAAGGACTTCTACGCGGCCGTGGCCGACATCCGCGCAGCGACCAGCGGCAGCAACGTGCCGATCTTCGTCCCGAGCTCCGACGCGGGCCTCACGCAGGGCGCCTCGGGCTTCCTGCTCGGCCTGCCGGTGTACGTGACGGACTATCTCCCGTCGCACTCCTCGACGGCCACCACCGGCAAGAACGTGGTGGCGCTGCTGGGCAACTTCTCCGAGGCCTACGCCATCCGCGAATGGGGCGGCATGACCATGCGTCGTGACGACCTGACCGCGGCTAACAGCGCCCGCATCGTGTTCCGCGGGTTCGGATGGGGCAACGCCGCCTTCACCCGCGGCAAGGCCATGGTCCAACTCCAGGTCACGAACGCCTGATAGGTCATCTCCCCCCAGAGGCTGGGGGCACCCCGTTCGCGGGGTGCCCCCATGCTGAGGAGACAGCATGCCGCTCGACCTCCCCAAGCTCAGGGCATGGGCCCGCAAGCCGCATCAGCACGACGATGCGGCCTTGGCCATGGCATGGGCGTCGGCGGCCGCAGAGCTCGAGCAGCGCACCGGCTGGTGCGTGGATACGGTGTCCAGGACGCAGTACGTCCCGGAGGAACCAAACAACGACGAGGCTTTGCTGCGCCTGGAACGGCAGCCGGTGAACTCGGTGACCGTGGTGGATTCGAGCGGCGTCACGCAGACGCTCCAGCTCAAGACCATCAACGGCATCCAGTACGCCAAGATGGACACGAACAACGTGTCGGCCACCATCACGGTGTCCTACCCGGTGACCATCACCATGAACGTCGGCGGCACGACGCCGTTCAGCGACCTGGTCGAAATGGCGCTGCTCCAGCGCGCCACGGAGCTCGAAGCCAGCCGCGGCGACGATACGGTCGCCTTGGCTGGCGCCTATTGGGACCGGATCTGCAAGATGATCGGAAAGGCCGTGGGCTGATGCCTGGGCACGTTCCAGCCGGGATGCTCCGCATCCCGATGGAAGTGCAGAACCCGACGCCGGGCGTCGATGCCTTTGGCCAGCCAAACGAGACCTGGGCGACCGTCGGCATCGTGCATTGCCACGTCGAGGTCGCCGCCACGAACGAGGTCATGGATGACCGCGGCGTTTCCGTCCGCACGGACTGGCGCATGCTGGCGTCCTGGCACCCGTCGATCTCTGCCCGCAGCCGGTTGCTCTGGAACGACTACGGCACGACCAGGACGTTCAACGTCCGGGCCTGCTGGGACCGGGACCAGCGCCGACGGCGGCTGGAGATCGAGGCCGTGGAGGTGGTGCCGTGAGCAACATCGTCAAGATCAAGGTGGACGATGCCAGGCTGCGGGCCGTGCTGAAAGGCCTTTCGCCGCAGATGAACGAGCGGGTCCGCAAGACGGGCGCCCGCCGCGCCATGACGCCGTTCCTGAAGACGCTGCGGTCCCTTTGGCGCAACGCGGCCTTCCGCGGCAAGCCGACGCACCGGCGCGCCATCGCCTCGGCGACGCGCCTGGACATCCGGCGCAATGGGTCCGGGCCGACGGCGCCGCTGCGCCTTCGGATGGGCGTCCATTACGGAAACAAGGGTGGAGCCAGGGCAGGGCGCCGCCAGCGCATTTGGCACCTCCTCGAAAACGGGTTCAACCACCACGCCGGTGGCCGCGTGGCTGGCCGCCGGATCAGCACGACGTTCGCCACCTCGAACATCGGGAAGATTGGCGACGCCATCGTCCTGGAAACCCTTGCGGCGGCGAAGTCCGTCCTGAAGGCCTGAAATGTCGTTTACCAACGCACTCAAGGCCTGCTACGGCGCGGTGGACTCCGGAAATTACCCGGTATTCGTCGGCATCCGCCAAGCGACGCAGGCCACGCCGTGCATCGTGTTCGAGGTGCAGAGCTGCGAGCTGGTGCAATGCATGAAGTACAGCGGGACGTTTCCTGCGTTCAAGGAACTCTGGAACGCGACCATCGAGGTGGTCTGCGTCGCCGACTCGGTTGCCGACGTGGCCGCCATGGTTGACGATGTCTGCACGTACATCATGACCGGCGGCACGTCCAACGGATTCAGCCTGGTGATGACGGGCTTTACCGTCGCCATGTCAACCGAAACGCCAGATGACGGCCAGCAGGACGCTGAGCGCATCGGCACCATCACGCTCAACCTCCAACTACAGGAAACCTAGCCATGGCACTCATTGCGGGATACGGCGGTACGGTCGCCTTCAGCGGAACCAGCGCAGTCGCCTGCCGTTCCGTCACCATCACCCAGGAACGCGCCTCCCTCGACGTGACGCAGCTCGGCGACTACATCGAGAAGCGCGCCGCTGGCCGGGCTCGGCAGAGCGGATCGCTGACGCTCTACAGGCAGGACAGCACGGTGGACAACGCCCTGCGGGCGCACATCCTGCCGACCAGCCTGACGAACGCGGTCACCACGACCGCGACGCTGACATTTACCTACACCGACCAGGGCAGCCAGGGCTACGGGTCGTGGAACATCATCATTACCAGCGCAACGCTCACCGATGACGGCACCGGTGCCGCCACGTGGGAGCTGGCGTTCGAGCGAGCGTCCTGATGCCCCTAGATCCATCCAAGGTCGCGCCTGCCGCGCCGAGGACCGTCGAAATCGACGGCCTCGGCACGGTGGTCGTGCGCCGACCGGTCCTGGCCGACCTCCGCGACGCCGCCGCGAACCCCTACTGGTGGACCCGGTGCCTGAGCATGCCGGATGGGTCGCCGCTGTTCGCCGCCGGCGCCGACGTTGGCCAGCTCGACGCGGAGCTGGCCGCAGAGCTGATCGCGGAGGTCAACAGACCGCGCCACCCTTCAGTCGCGCCGAGCGCAGAGCTTGGCGCATCGGAAGCCCCGAGCAGAGGATGACCATGGACATCGGCCTGGCATCGGACATGACGTGCGAGGAACGCCAGGAGCATCTCCTGGGCGTCATCGCATGCGCCGTCACCGGCCGGAGGCCGTCCGAGATCATGCCCTGGCTGCTAGGAGACCTCCGTGGCTGACAAGGCGCTTAAGGCAGTCATCTGGGCAGAGTTCGACCCCCGTGGCGTCACGAAGGGCGTCGCAGCTGCAAACACGGAGCTGGCGAAGCTGAACAAGACCGCCGGGCGCACCGCGACGGCTGCGTCCATCTCGGCGGCCTTGAACGTGGCCCAGATGGGCATGGACATGCTCCGCACGGTGGTTTCGGCCGTGGACAAGCGGTTCACGGAACTGGATGCAGTCACAAGGAAGTACAGCGCCACGGCAGCCGGTGCGGCTGCCCAGGCAAAGGCGACAGAGGTCGCCGCAAACGTCAGAATTGCAAATGCGCTAACGCCAGGCTCGGTGCAAGCAATCCAGGCAGAACAAACGGCGAAGCTCTCAGAAGCTGCACGAATCGAGCGCAACGCCCAACAGGTCAACCAGTCAATGGGTGCGACTGCAAGGACGAAAGCAAACTACGGGACACAGCTTGACATTTTGACGGAAGGCGCCGGTACTGGCCTGTTCGGGCTTGAGCAGATGCTTGGAGGTGACGTGAAAGGCGGGTTTGGCACAATTGTGGATGCACTCAAGACCACGACGGGTGAACTGACCAACCCAAATAATTACGCGTACCAGCAGCAAAGCGCCCCTGGACGCGGCATGCAGACTGAGGACCAGCGCCAGACCGAGTATCTGCGGCAGATCGCCAAGTCCGTAGGAGGAGGCCAGTAATGGGAACCGTCACCATTGCAGAGCGCCCGGACTCGCGCACGTGGAACCTCGGCCAGCCGCAGAGCGAGACCTCTGTCACGTGCCAGTACCTCCTGCGCTGGGTGGCGACTACGGACCCGGACCCGTATCCCGGCGACGGCACCGTCCTGGCAGACGCGCTGGTGCCGAAGCCGTCCGACCGTCCCCTGTCTGCCCTGCACAACAGCGACGCGTGGGTGAAGCTCTTTGTCTGCCGCTCGGTCACGCTGACGCCGGAAAGGTCCATGCCGTATGCGTGGAACGTGACGGCCGTCTACAGCACGATGGAAGTGGGCTTCCTGTCGCAGGGTTACATGGCCCGGCAGACCCGGACGGCTGGCACCAGGACCATTGAGCAGTACCGCACCTGGACAACGCTGCCGACGGACGGTTCCCCGACGTACCCGCCATCTGACATGGGCGGCACGAAGGTGGACTGGAATGGCAACCCACGCCAGCGCGAAATCGCCCAGCAGACGATCCAGCTCGAATACACCTGGGACCGGACCACGGCCTCGAGCACGACCGCGACCGACCCATCTTTCGCCACGTTCGTGGCGGCCCAGGGAAAGCGGAACACCGACACCATCTTCGGGTTCGTCAAAGGCAGCTTGCTGTACCGAGGCTGCCAGGCGACCCTGGAGGAGGAACGCTGGCGCCTGGTGCACGTCTGGGTGTTCGATGACATCTACCACCTCCAGCAGCTGCCGCTCCCGAACGCCACCGGTGCGCCGATCCTGCTCCCAGGCATCACGGTCGCCGGGCAGCAGATCCTCCAGGCCGACAAGGTGGGGTGGTACCAGCCGTACCCGGACTTCGTGACCTGGAGCGGCATCCTGCCGACCGAGGTTTACAACGAGCTCACCAAGGCGAGACCCGCCCGCATATGACGTACATGCGGCCCATCTTCTCGCAGGGTCTCTTCGGCAAGGCAAACCGCGTGGTGTGCAACGGCTGGACCGAGGCCGCCTCGTCCGTCGGCACCAACAGGCAGGGCATTGAATGGGCGCAGCGCCAGCTTGTGCGCGGAACCGTCATTGCCCAGGCGCTCTGCACCCTGGAATCCTGCGTCGCCTGGACAGGGGCCACCAACCGGTGGCGGTACTCCCTGAAGCTCTGGGTGCCTGATCCGTTCGTGGCGGGCGGCATTGCCCAGCCGACGGATGACCGGTTCACCTACACCGAGGCGGTCAACATCCGCGAATGGCACAACGTGGCGGGCCTTGCGGACTGCAACGACCTGAGCGCCCCTGCATCGTCCATCGGGCCAGTCGGCAGCGTGTACGCAGCCGGTGCGTGGCCGCTGTCCCCGCTGTCGGCAAAGGTTCACGTCTGGGTGGTCTACGACAGGAAGGGCATCGTGTTTCCGTACTTCGACAGGCCGAACCCAATCCATTGCGAGAGTGAGGGCTAGCCGTGCTGACGTTTGCGTCCCTGCCAGAGATACCCACCGTCGTGCGCCCAGGAGCGGCGCTGGACGTGTCGATCCACGTCCACGACCTGAACGCCAACAACTTCAACTGGACCGGCTACACGCCAAAGGCCAGCATCCAGGCAGGCGACTATGTCCTGGCGACGGTAAGCGGCACCGTGGTGAGCGCCGGCGGCGGCACCGCGTCGTTTGCCTGGACAAGCTCCCAGACGGCACTCCTGGGAGAGCTGCTGTTCTGCGAGATGCAAATCTGGGCAGACAACAACTCGTCCACCGAAAACCTCCAGATCGGCAACCTGACCTTCCAGACGGGAGAGGCAATCCCATGATGGGCTCGATGATGAGGCGCGGATCGTTTGGCGACGGTGCGACGCTTGACCTTGCGTTCACGACCATGAACTCGACGGCGGACCTGACTGCCGCCGGTTTCACGTTTACGCGAAGCAGCAGCGCCACCTACATTAATGCGAGCGGTCTGCTAGTCGTAGCAGGCTCAAACGTGGCCAGATTTGATTACGACCCGACAAATGTCGGTACACCAAGAGGACTTCTGATCGAAGGCAGCGCGACGAACCTCATTTGTTATTCGGAGACCTTTGCGAGCAGCGGCGGTTCAAACAACTGGACCACGTCTAGCGCAACGCTCGGCTCCCTGATATTTGAAGATCCAGAAGGCACGTTTACGGCGCCTTCATTGTTTGCAACTGCGTCAGACGGCACACTTCTGAACAATGCCGGGCTATCGTCCGCACAGAGGACGTTTTCGATTTGGCTGAAGCGCGTCAACGGCACCGGGAATGTGCAGCTCACCTTGGACAACTCGACGTGGACGACGGTGACGATCACGCCAAACTGGGCCCGCTATCAAATCACCGCGACATCTACCGGGCATGTCGGTATCAGGCTGCAAACCAGCGGCGACGGAGTGCACATTTTCGGCGCACAACTGGAGACAGGCTCCATCGCATCCTCGTACATCTCGACCGGGACAAGCACGGGGAATAGGGCGGCGGACAAGTGCATCAGCGACAGCATTAGCGGTTGGTACACCCAAGGAATTGGAACGGTCCTTGTTTCGGCAAGGCCACTATTGACAACGTCGCGCACCTACTGGAACTTTAGAGCTGG